GCGATGGCTTTGGGCACTGAGTCCCCGGAAGCCGCTCAGGACGCGCCACAGGAGCCAGCGGAAGCCCTTGCGGAGCCACCTGCGGAGATTGTCTACGACGCCAAAGACGAACCAACCGAATGGGAACGTGAATCCATTCACTCCCAGCATGTGAATTCCCCGCAGACAAAGGATTCCAGCGATGTTCAAACTAATTTCGTGACCAAAGACGACGAGTTTGACCCGGAGGAAACCACCGAGCGCGACGAGATTGTCGAACACGCGGCCCACGGGCTGATGGAAGCGTTCTCCGACTCGGAAGGCTGCTTCATCATCTCCGACGACGGGTGCTGCCGGATCAATCCGGACAAGCCGCCGACGATTCAGCACTCGCTGGTCGTCGTTGCCAACGTCCTCAAGCTAAAAGACTTAGGGACCGTGGTGGACGACAAGAGCTCGTGGATGCTCGGCTCGATCATCTCCTCCTTGGAAGACTTCCACGGCGAGAACTTCTCCGTCTCCCAAGTGTGCGACTCCACCACCAAGGCCTACAACACGGTGGTCACCGCCGTCGGCGTGTTCAACGCGTTCAAGCTGAAGCGCTACAAGCTGTCGTTCTCGTCGCACAAGGAGGCGCACTACGCCAAGATCCCGGACGCCCACAAGAAGCTCATCCTGCACAAGGCCGAAACCTACAAGGTGGGGCCGAAGTCGATCCGGGCGCTGTGCTCCATCGCCAAGACCATGGAGGACGACACCACCATCCGCAACATCCGCAGCCAGAAGCAGGCGCTCGACCTCATTGCCGCCTACAAGGAGGCCAAGGTCACCTACATCGTTTACGAGGAAGGCGAGTGGACGCGGGTGAACGGACTGGCCGGTGATCCGCCTGAAGGCAAGATTGTTTTGAACACCAAGGAGTGGACCGCGCAGGTCGGCAACCAAATCCTCCCCATCGCCAAGCGCAGCACCCTCAAGTCATGATCGAACCCCTCATCCCCCCCGAGCGCGACCTCTCCGGACTGGTCAAATTCTTCAAGACCGCCAACGAGGTGACCGGGACCATCCAGAAGGACATCAGCATCGCCCTGCTGAAAGACCCCGCCATGCAGAAGAAGCTCTCGAAGCAGCTGAAGATGTCGGAGAACGACGCACAACTGGAAACCGACAAGGTGGTGAGGGCGTTCATCGACGAGATGCCGAAAGCGACGATGAACGGCTACAACCTTGTCGGCAAGGTGTTCGCCATGCACGCCAACATCACCGGAGACCCGACGATGCACGACGTCTTCGACGAGGTGAACCGACAGGTGTTCGAAGAAATGGAAGACCACTGAACAACCAGCTCACGGACGCCTAAGCGTTCCGTGCAGCTTCATGTTCTCAACTTTAGCCTGACTAAACCTATGGAAACCATCACTCCACTCACCGAATACACAAAGAACCAATACCGGTTCACCCTAATCCAGCGCAAGGCCAACTGCGCCATTTTCGCGGGAACCAAGCCCGGAGTCAGGGCCGTCAACTATGAGGTGGTCAGACTGCTTATCACCCCGTCAGGCTCCCGCGTCGTTCACGATCCCAAGACCAACACCGACACCCCAATCCACTGGGACGCCCATGAGCGCCTGCCGGGCGACCGCGAATGGGGAAAGCACGGCTTCACCTGCACCACCCTCGAAGCCTCCATCGACAAACTCAACACCCTCACCCAATCAACACTCCCACATGAACCAACGCGACCAGCAATTCTTTGACTTACAGGCCATCCGTGACGCCCTTGCAGGACGCATCGACGAATTCGTCCTCAACCTGTTCCCCGAAGCAAAACGGGAAAGCAGTTGTTACATGATCGGCGGCATCGACGGCAGCAAGGGCCGCCGGATGATGGTGAGCACCCGCGCCAACAACCCCGGCTACTACCTCGATTTCTCCGACCCGTCGATCAAGGGCGGTCCTTGGCGGCTGGTGTCCCAAGTGAAAGGCATCACCCTCAAGGAAGGTATCGCGTGGCTGGCCAAGTTCTGCAACGTCCCTCCCATCCAGAGCTTCGGCACCATAAGCCAAGCCAAAGACCCGGAGGCGCTGGCCCGCACGATGAAGGAGCTTTCCGCCAAGTCCATTGAATATGCCAAGGCTCGCGGCATCACCGAAGACACCCTGCGCAAATACGGGGTGGCGTCCGACGTCCGCGACGGCGTCCTTTTCCCCTACTACGACGCCTTCGGCAACTTGGGAATGACCAAGCACTGGGGCCACAAGCTCAAAACGGACGGCAAGAAGGACACGTGGGTGAGCGCCGAGCCCGTCATCTCGATCTTCGGCAAGGACGTCTGCGACCCTGAGACCGGGCTGCAACGGCTCGTCATCTGCGAGGGCGAGTGGGACGCGATGGCGTGTTGGCAAGCTGGCATTCCAGCCGTGTCCATCCCGATGGGCGCGTCCAACATGAACTGGATTACGGAGGACTACCAATACCTGTCCCACTTCGACGAGATCGTGCTGTTGTTCGACAACGACGAGCCCGGCAAGAAGGGAGCCAAGGAGGCGTCCGCCCGTCTCGGGACCGAACGCTGCCTGACCGTCCGCCTTCCCCTCAAGGACGCGAACGACATGCTCCGCGCCGGACGCGGGGCCGAAATCCTCAAGTGCATCGAGAGCACCACGCGTGAGCCGATGGCGGAGATCGCCGATCCGGAGTCGATGAAGGAGACGGTGAGATCCTACATGAAGGGCGAACACCTGTCGGACGGCGACGCGTTCTTCCTGCCAAATTTCGACCTGACGTTCCGCAAGCACGAAATGACGCTGTGGTTCGGGTTCTCGTCTCATGGAAAGTCACAAGCCGTTCAGAACCAAGTGGCTTCGTTGATGAGCCAAGGGAAGGTGACGTGTGTCGCCTCGTTCGAGCAGCCGCCGGAAATGACCCTGTCCCAAATCCTCCTCAACTTCACCGCCTATCCCAACCTTCCGTTCCACGAGGAGTTCGACCCGGCCTACGCCTACATGGCGAAGAACGTGTTCATGTATAAGGCGCGGAAGCGGGCCGACCCGAAGCACCTCATTCAAACCTTCATCCACGCGCACAAGCGCTATGGCATCGACACCTTCGTCATCGACAACGTCATGACCATGGACATCGACCGTGGCGACAACACCGCGCAGGCCGAAGCCGCCGACTTGGTGCGTGTCTTCGTGGCTGAATACCCGGTCCACGTCCACGTCGTCGCCCACCCGCGCAAACCCCCGGAAAACACCGGCAAGGTTCCGGGCATGGCGGAGATCCGTGGCGCGTCGGAATGGGGAGACATCCCGAACAACGTCATCGCCATCTGGCGCGACATGCCAAAGGCGGAGAAGATCGCGGAGATGGAGGACCAAGGGTCGGAGCAGTCGGAGATCGACCAGTTTTGGGCGTCCACTCCGTGCGGCAAGATTGTGGTCAGGAAACAACGGGCGACCGGCAACCTGCCGATGGCGTCGTTCTACTTCCACAAGCCGACGATGCGCTTCATGAACCGAATCGGCAAACCGTCGCCGATGTTCTCCGAACAACCATGGGTCACTCCTGATTCCAAATGAAAACCATCGACCACGTCCGTCGGGTCCTCAGCGACCTGCAATATCAGTTCCCGAACGGGGACACCACCTTCAGCGCCTGCCGCAACGGCTGCGGTGAAGGGGCTCGGGGCGGGCAGGAATGCCCCGACTGCCTGACTCTAAAGCTAGGGAAGGTGGTGGGAGAAGACCTCGCCCGCCGACACCTCGTGGCGATGAAGGTTTACAAGTCGCTCCACAACAAGATCATCGAAACCGCGCAATCCAAATGACCGAACAAGAAGACGTCCTGCAAGAAGCCCTCCGCATCACCAGCGGCGACCGGCAAAACCAATACGGCCCTCCGAACAAGGACTTCGCCCGCACCGCCAAGATGTGGACCGCGCTGAAAGGCGTCGAGTTCGAGGCGCGTGACGTGGCGCTATTCCTCATCTGCCTGAAGCTGTCCCGCGAGACCCACCAAAGGAAAAGGGACAACGCGGTGGACATCGCCGGATACGCCCGTTGCCTCCACTTGTGCAACGAGTCGGCTCGGGTGAACCGCTCCGAACAACTCCAATCCTTTATCGACTCCATGAAACTTGATCCAAACAAATTATGAAATCAAAGACACACGCAATGGCGGAAGCCATCACCGCAGCCCTCGGCCCGATCTTCCACGCCAACCCCGACTACAAGACCATCACCGAAGCCATCGCGCTGACCGTGGCGCGTGTCGCTCAGTCCACCCCAGACAAGGGTAACGAGGAAGAAGAGCTTGAAATCATCATGCAAATCGCAGCCAATGCCCTCAACGTATTCCTCAATGAAGAGCAAACCATCCAAGAAACCAAAGCCAAGGTCTTGGCTAAAGGAATTGATGGATTTGCAGAGATGTATGGACCCGTCAACGGACTCGCCGCCATCAACGGAGGCGTGTCACCCGAAGCCTGTGCGGAAGCCGAAGAGTTTGCTGGACAAGACCACTCCGAAGAAAGCTGGGCGAACAGTTCCATCCATCAAGAAATCGCCCGGTTTGAACAAGAGCATCCAGAGGTCAATAATGGATACGAGCCCGACCGCCACAACCCGGACGGAGCCAGAGCTTACCTATGAGCGCCACGAGGCACCAAGGAAGCGCCGCAGGCTGCCGACGGTCAGTGAGTCACGGAAAGCCCTCTCCGTGGCCTACAGGGCGTGCTACGAGGCTATACCGTCTCATCCTCAATGCCCGAGATGCGGGCTATCGCTCCCTAAAGATCAGCTTGAACGCCACCACCCGGCAGGCAGACGCAAAGCCGCCTTCCTATTTACGGTTCAAACATGCTCTCCGTGCCACCAATGGACCCACGCCCACCCCAAGGACGCCGAAGCCGTCGGTCTCTTATTGTCCGGTCGCAACTCCAAAATCCTCACCCTTGCCGCAGCAACTGAGCTGGTGGTAAGACAACGGTTTCCTGCCATGTATTCCATTGACATCCTGAAAGCCTTTAGCCTGACTAAACCATGAACCACGAATCCATCAGCCTGCGAGTCAGCCACCTTGAGTTCCGCTGGTCCGACACCAACAAGAAATATGAGCTGCTGCGCTGGCACTCCCGTGACGAGGGCGGCGAGTTCTGCACCGTCATAGCCTTCTTCCATTACCAGAACGAGGGGTTCGACATGCGCACCGTCGGACGGCGCTACGAGGAGGCGCTCCGCGAATGTCCGGACGCCGTCCAGATCACCACCCGCTACGCCTTCGACTTCCTGCAAGCCCGCTTCAACGCGGAAGAGTCGCTCAAAGAACTTAAACCTTGGATGTGATGAAATACGAAGGACCCCTCTACGGAAAGATCGGGAGACGCTACATCCCGCTCCGTCAAACCTCCGATGACGTGGACGCGATGGAACAGGCACTGGCTGCCGCCAAAGTGAAACATGAATTGATGCAGGTAGAGTTAAAGCAGCTCCTCCACGACCTTCGATTCAACCCACTCCAACTCAAAACCCACCCCACTACATGAAACACCTCTTTATCGGCGGGCCGGTTGACGGCCAGCATTTCGAAACCCACGAAGCCCCCTACCACACGGTTGCCGTCGCTCCTTACCGCACCGTCACCTATGTCGATCCGCCTGATGAAACGACGATCAGCGACTACGGCTACCACCGAGCCTACTACTTCGCCCACCGACTGCCGGGCAACGTGAAAGTTTACACACCGGAAGACTGGTCGATTGACCAAGCCATCGCAACCCTCATCCGCAGATACCCCACATCCTTATGAAATCTCCTGAAAACTGGTATCATGAAATGATGAAACATGGTGAAAAGGTCATCACTTGGGGTGATTTCCAAGAACTTGTCGCTGAGATCCAGCGCGACGCCCTGTCCGACCCGATAGCTAAAACCACCGACCAGTTTAATTTTGAAATGAATCAGTCAATCGCCCGCAACGAGCGCATCCGGGCCGACCAGCTTCACGACGAGCTGATGAAAACACGAGCTAAGTGGCACGAAGCCCGCAAGCACCTCCGCGCCGCCAACAAGGGGGCCGAACGCAACGCGCAAGCCCTCGCCCTCGCCACGACACGCTATTGGGACTACCGCGACTCCGACCGGAACGAAAAGCAGCGCGACGAATACAAACACAAAACAGTCGTCTGGAACTGGCTGCTCATGTCGGACGACGAATACCGCCTGAAGTGCGGCGAGCTGTCGTCCCAAGACCTCCGCAACATCCGGGCCGTGCTCAAGGCCATGCTCGGAACCTCTCTCCTCAAACACCTGTAACCATGCCATTCCAACACGCCATCCAACTCCTCGAAAAAGAATCCAGCTACTGTCTCCGTGATTACACCGCGCTCGGTGAGGTTCCGTCCGACGAATGCGCGGCCAAGCTCCGCAAGCTCAACAACGCCATCACCTTCCTCAAGGTGGCCAACCTCGGAGGGACGTCCGCGCTGGTCTCGCAGGTCCGCCAGTGGGGGCAGGACCGCAACATCACCGGCCCCAACGCCAAGGCGACGGTCCACACCCAGTTCGAGAAGCTCCGCGAGGAGTTCTTGGAGCTGGAGGACGCCATCGCCCGCGAGGACCAGCACGAGCTCATCGACGCCATCGGTGACATGACGGTGGTGTTGATTTTGTTGTCGGAGCTGGCAGGGGTGAGGTTCGAGACCTGCCTTGTCGCCGCCTACGAAGAAATCCGCGACCGCAAGGGCTCCATGATTAACGGAGCGTTTGTCAAACAACTTTAACCAATTTTGCGCCGTGCCTGTGCAAGCCGAAGTAGCTCGCAACCCCGGATTGGGAATTCCCGACGAGGCAGTAGTGGTCGAAAAGCGCGTGGGGCAACTGCTCGTCGGCAGGATCATGACCCTAAACCTGATCACTCACGCGGCGGCGCAATCCCCTCACGGACGTAAAGCCGGACTTGATCCGGACAACCGGA